CCGTATTCGGTGATTGTTGTCATTACATTAAGAGGTAGATTAATGGCGATGATGAAATTTCAGGTCGCCACGACTATCTCTAAGATGCTACTTGTTCACTAGCTACGTCGCTGTCGTCAACTGTATGACCAGCTATTGTATTACATTGACTTACTTGATCTGACTTTGAAGCCGCATCATTGTAAGGTATGAACCAACGATCTCCTGTAGCTTTTACTACATACTTAACTTGGAAATCATTAGCTCTTTGGTCTGGATTGTATGCCATTCCCATGATTAGTATCCTTTAGATTTTACTTTTTTTACTGGTGGTTTTTTTACTTTAACTCTAGGCATGATTAAAATTGTAAGTTAGATCTTTCTAATTTGTCATAGATATCTTGACGGTAAGCAGGGTCAGCTTCATAACGAGAATCACTCATAGCTCTAACTACTTCAGCTTGACTTCTAAAAGTATCGCTTGAAGCTTGGGCTGGTTTACCTGTTAATAGCTTACCTTCCACTCCTACACCATCATTATACTTAGCAGCTAATGCTTGCACAGCAAAGTAAGCTGCATCTGGATTACCTGATTCCATTACTTTATCGTAACGATCTATATCAGTTTCATCAAAATTCTTTGATGCCCATTGAAGCATAGTATTATACTTCTCTGTACCACCCACTGAGTTTTGTAAGTCTGTTGCCTGAGCTTCAGTCAAATCAGTTGGTGTTTCTTTTTGCCCTGATCTATAATCTAAATATAGTTGAGCAACATCTCCGGGTTTCATCCCGTTAAGTTTATCTAATATCTCATTAGAATATTTATCATTCTTAGATTCATTCCAAAGATCTTCTAAGAAACTAGTCGGATCCTCTGGTTCTTCTTCTTTCTCTTCAGCTTTAGGTTCCTCTTTAGGTTCCTCTTTAGGTGCTTCTGGTTCAGACTTACCTAGTTTACCTTGGAGTTCTATGTATGCTTTCTCTAGTTCTTGAGCATCTTTATATTTACCAGCTAAGAGAGTTTCCTGCTGTTGTTCTAAAGCCTCACCTACTTTAAGTGATTCTTGTTCTTCAGTAGTTAACTCTCCTTCTGCTTGCTCGTTAGCATCATACGTTAGTGTTGCCATTCTGGGTGATTACTGTAAGGTTTCCTAATCCAACTGTGGTTACTTCATTAGTACCGGGTGCTTTAATAGTTGGCTTACCGACTTTCATTTTCGGTGCATATTTGTTTTCTGTTTTAGCCTCTTCTGGCGGCGTAACTACTTTACGTTTAGCCTTCCGTGGGCGGCTCGGCTTGGCCTTGTCCAACTGGTTGTCCTCCTAGTGCTGGGTTTTTACTTGGGTCCATCATTGGTGATCCCATCTGAGCTTTCTGTAATTCAACTTGCTGCTCTTGTTGGACCGCTGCTTGCTGTTCTTGTTGTACTTCCTGCATACCTCGTACAAGGTTAAGGGTATCTATACCCTGTGCAGCAGCAAGACGTTTGATAACTTCTTCAGGATTTATATATCGCTGAGTAGCTTCTGGTCCCATGGTTTGTGAGATAGTTGTAAGAAACATACCAAGACTCTCACGATCTTGACCTCTTCCTAGTGCATTAACACCAGCGACAATGGTAGGATTAACAATACCCTTAGGTATCTTAGGTATCTCACCAGTCTTTTGGAATACACTTAGCTTTCTATTTAAATATGGTACTAGGAACTCAGTAGTAAGTACACTGAATAGTCCACCTAACTGTTGTTCTAGTTCCATCTGTGTCATACGAACTTCCTCTGCTGTAGTACGTTCTGATTGACGTACTGAAAGTATAAGGAATGCTTCTGACAACCTCTTCTCTAGGTTCTGTATCATCTGATATGCCGTAGCAAAATCAGCTTGTTTCCCAACCTGTACTACACCTATGTCATCAGGTCTACCCTGAACTATAGCACCATTACCTGCAGCTGCAAGAGTCTGAGGTTTAGTTGTACTAGAAGGGGAGACAACAAAGACTACCTTAGCAGCCGCTGCACTTCCTTCTGTGATTGCTTGTGACAGAGCTTCGACTGATTTAAGGTCTCCCATAAACTCTTCAACTCTACCACGTCCATAAGGTTCACCATCTACTGTATTAAATCGTAGAGGTAACCATGGGTTAGAATCTAATGGTGCTTTACTTACTGACTTAGGTATGATTCTATCATTAACTTCCTGATGCCAAAGTACTCTATTGTTATCACGCCTGACGTGAGTGTATACTTCAACATCATCCCGACCTACTGAGGTATCATCACCTGCTTCATTAGGTTGAGTATTTAATTCATCAGCAAATTCGGGTAATAATTTTTTGCTAATTTTTTCTTTTGTAACAATTTCAATAACATTACCGTTGCCATCTCGTTCTAATACATAGCGATGCAAAGGGAAAAGTTTTAAACCTTCCTTACCCATAAAGACTAACGCATTACCTGCTACTACCAAATGCTTAAGAGCTTGGTGTATGACAACACGATCATCTGATGCTGCGATAGAGTCCATGATGGTTCTCTCTATCTTAGCAAAGGATAAATCTAATTCAGTTTTAACTTGTGGATCAACCTGACCAAGCATGGCATCGTTGACTTGAAGTTTAAAGAAACTTGTGTTAGGAGGTACGAGAGCTAGTTGCAATTTAGCTGCTAATGTAACTGCACCTTTAGCACCGATTGATTGCCATGGTGTAGGTAATTCTTTAGCACCTTTATGCCACTCTTCTTCTCCACGAATTAGATAAGGTAGCGTTAACTTTGCTGCCTCTTCTGCTATATTTAAAAACTGTGAACGGTCTGTTGCTAAACTGTCGTATCGAGTTTTAGCTGACATTATATATTAAGTGATTTGATTTGTAATTGTCTACCTAGTTGTTTTGTACCTAACGAGGACTCACCTGATTTAAACTTCTTAGATCTCTTTAACCTAACACCTTTAGCACTACCACCTGCTTTCATATAAGCAGAGTTGCGTATGCTCATGTCTGCTTGAGGTAAGTTATCCTTAATTCTGGTAGCTGTATTTGTAAAGATCTTTTTCTGATCTTCGTACGGACTATGATCTGTAGGTTTTAAATCTGGAGTATCATCTGGAGTATCATCTGTTCCATCTCCCGGTCCTTCATCTCCCGGTCCGTCTCCACCGGGTCCGTCTCCACCCGGCCCATCATCTGTTGGGCCACTTGGTCCTTCTCCTTGTTGTTTATATAGACTCCAAGGATCTGCTTTCAAGTCTGCGGTGATTTGTTCTGGAGTTTTACCTGATGCAATTAATTCGTCTTGCTCAGCAAAGGTTGGTATCTCACTGATACCTGTACCAGCTGGGTTAGCTGCAGCATAGGCTTCCATGATATCACCTTGCTGTTTGAATTTATTAGTAGCTTCTGCTATAGTTAAGTTACCTGCATCTATATCTGCTACAGTTTTAGCTAATCCAAATCTCTTGTCAGCTTGTGCTGAACCTATACCACCACCTTCAGCTCTTTGTGGCATGCCAAAGCCAGTGTTATATCCTGATTCATTGTGTGCACCTTGAGAAACGTTAGTCCAATCTAGATCCCTAAAACCACCAGTTGCTGCTTTTGTATACATACCAGTGTCTTTTAAATCTTGTATTGTTTGGCCTTGTGTACCACCAATACCTCTGTTATCTCTAGAAGCTTGTAGTAATTGCTTCTCTGTTTGTAAGAACTGACCGTCCTCTCCCATGGCATGTATAGCTCTAGCTGCATTATCAGATACATCGTCTGTTTTACCTTCCTGACTAAGGAAGTATTGAAGACCTCTATCATCTACATCTCTACTAAGACCAGCAGAGAAGTGATCTCTAACACCAGCTTCTTCACTCAGAAGTAAGGTTTGAGCTACTTCTTGTATAGTCTGTTCACCTGAACGTAGCTTATCTAAATGATAATTCATACCTTCTATATCACCTTCTCTTCCGAAACCTTGTGTGTATAGATTTTCAATCTGAGCTTTTTCCCAGTTAGATTTTTGTTGGTTTTGTTGTTTGACTTTATCCATGTCAAAAAAACCTTGCTCATCCAAAGCGTTTCTAGAATCAAAACTTTGCTTCCACCCAGCATCCCAGTTATCATCGAGCTGAGCTATCTTTTCTAGATAACTTCTACCACTTGAATCGTCACTAGCTCCCCAAACATTACTACGTTGTTCAGCGAATTGATCTGTAAAACCTTCATCAGTATAACCTTCTATACCTAAGCGAGCACCTTCAGCTGCAGTAGCTTGACCACCAGTCTGGAATGTTGTTGCTTGCTCAGTAGGGTCTCTTGTTATTGAATACCCTTGCTGATTTGTAGCCGCATCTTTTAAAGTGATACCACCACCAGCTGCAGCCTTTAATGTCTGAGGTATGTTTGGGTTGTCACCCATGAAGGCTTGGTTGTATTGCTTAGGATCTAAGATGCCACCAAGTTCCGAATAAGATCGGATGCTTTTACCTAGATCAGTTAGTTCGTTAGCAGCATCAGACCCATCCGAAGTACCAATAGGTGTTATCCCTTGTTTTAAATGAGGGTTTAAATCTTCAGCTAGATACCCTGATTTATATTTCCATTTATTTGCCATCTTCTACCACCTCTATTTTATTAGCTGCACTGTTAGGTGGTTCTGGTTCACCTAAGTATGGATGGTTCTCAATGTTCATATAATCCCTTGATCTATCTCTTGGAATGTATTGTTTAATGTTTAAGTTTAAAGCACGTGGTGGCTTAGGTTCTTGAGGTGCTGGTCTATCCTCTCTTTCATAATTAACTAAACCTGTATAAAAAATACCTTCCTTTGGATTTTCAAGAGATTTGTCATCAGTTATTTGTATTCTTTCTGGTGCAGATGGTGGGTTATATTGATACCTGTTAAGTACTTCACCACTTCTCATATCTTTTTCTAGACCAACCTTCTCTCCAGTTTCAGGATCTGTTTCAACTGTAAAGTAAGGTTTCCATCTAGCTATGTAAGTGTCTATATTTATCTCGTCTTGATTACGGAATGGTTTGTTAGATGGTAGCGATCCTTGCAAGGATTGTGTTTGTAGATGACCCCAGTAGTCTTCTTTCTCTACTGACCAATCTCTTAACTGTTGATTACCTGCTCTGATCTGTGTCTTATTAGTAATAGGATCTTTAACATAAGTGAATAAAGATTTACCTTCAAATTGAAACTTCTCATTCTCTTTAATGTCATCAACTATACCACGCCACATAAGACTTCCATTGTAATCATTATAATCTATTTGATTACCCGGAGTACCATCTTCTTTTATACCAACTAAGTTATGGAACATTTCTTTAGCATTCCATAAGTCACCTTGATTATATGTGACACCACGGTGTAAGTCCAGTCCCCATGTGTCTGAAAGTCCAAGTTGTATTTTAGATTCAGTAGATTCTGCATCGTACCAGTTATCATATTCTTCAAGCAGTTCAAGTCGCTGCTCTTCATTCATGTTAACCCAAGCACCAGTATCAGTTGGTGCCATTCCTAATGAAGTATAGAAAACATTCTTACCTTCACCAACTCCAGCTGATTCCCAATCGAGGCCAGCTTGTTCAAGCTGTTGGATTTTCCCCTCTGTATCTGCAGTCCAATCAAACTTTTCGACTGGAACCCATCTCCCCCATTTATCATAAGCCATCGCTTCTTACCTCTTCCATTCGATGGACAATCCACTCAACCACAGAGCGTTGTCCAGATCTGTACATAATTTTTTGCATTGAATCCTCTGGGTTAGGTGTGATTGGTGGAAAGTTCTCCTCTAATTCTTCGAGGATGTAATTAATGTTGGGACCAGTGATGGCCTCAAGCATATTGTGG